TGAGTGGTGTAAAAACAATACACTGATTTTGTCCTTATTAGGGATTCCAATTAGCTACCTTTTCATAACAGCTACTGGACTTGCTTTTGAGGGTTTAGGAGGAGTAGCTTGGCCAGGTCGTCTGCTAACATTCGCTGTTGGAATCGTAGTATTCACCACCTTGACTTATGCGTTAATGGGTGAACCACTTACTTGGAAAACAGCCGTTAGCTTGGCTCTAACACTAGTAATTATTTTACTACAAGTACTATAATTTTTCTTAGTGTTGCTTTTTTGAGATAAAGTTAGTATATTTATTATACTGAACTGGTTTAGCCGAAAGGCTTCACAAACAGCTCAAAAAATTATCTTGCAAAAAGTTGCCTAAATGAAAAAAAGGTTGTATATTTGTAAGGTAAGCAGTCACGAAAGTGACAATTGTTCTTTGAAAGATATTATTATCCATTCGGAATGTTTGATAATGAAACCTTCGGGTTGATTTTGAATAACAAACCGATAAATGATAATCGGCCGCTTATGGTCGTTAAATAAACCACGAAAGTGGGATAAAGTGATTGTGTTGTGCTTAAAACATAGTTGCGGCTCAAGTGAGCTCGAGTAAGCAAGTTAGATATCGTATAACCTAAAGTAATCAGGGTAACACTGTGGTGAAATTGGTTGTGTGACTTGCCCAATAGTGAATGGGTGAGTTGAGTTCGGAAGAGCAATAAGAATAACTAACAGGGTTCCTGCAAAGAGTGTACTTATCCAAGTATGCGATTGCGCAACCCAATACAATGGGAAGCTTAAAACCGAAAGGTAAGGTGGCGTACAGGTGGTGCTGTTGTTAACCCTGAACCTTAGTCTACCAAGGCATGAGTTCAGAGTTATCCAGAAGTATGGAGATGGGGACATTTCAGAGAGTAGTTGAGTATACTCCCGACCAAAAGTTGGTAGAGCTCAAAGATAGGCCACTACTTTCATTTATTCACTAAGCGCTAACAATTTTAAATTTTTCCGAAAGTTGAAGATTAAAGCCCAAGTGCTTGTCAGGTGCAAGTCATATCCATTACGGATAGAAAGATGCCTACTTAGTAGCCGGCTGTCGGCTGCCGTAAAAGCTCGCAAGGCTGATACGATTCTAAATGAAAGGTTTGTAGTCCCGCAAGGATGAATTAGCTCGGCAGAGTTAAACAGACTAAGTAACTAGAGAGTAACTTGTACCTCGAGGAGTGGTTCACCTAAATAACCGGCATTGATCAGATAGAGCCCAAAAAGCTCTGGACACAAAGGGAATACATAATCCTTTAAAAGACTGGTCATTCATAGCCTGTAGTCTCAAGGTTTTCTTACACATCGCGGGATGGACTGGAGATGGTTCCAGCTGGGTCTCATAATCCCAATCACGCAGGTTCGAATCCTGCTCCCGCAACTAAACATTTTTAACTAAACAATTAAACCAACATGAAAAAACTAGTTTTCGTAGCGTTTGCAGTAGCGTTTCTTATTGCGTCAATGTTTTTGAGTTCTTGTAAACCAACAGCCGTAGAAACCCCACAAACCGACTCTGTTGCAGTTGTCGATACAGTAGCAGCTGATACAACAGTAGTTAATACAAACGCGGTAAAGTAATAGCTATATTTTCATAGCTTGTGTGTGTCTTAAAGGCCGGTAAATTATTGCCGGCCTTTTTTTTATTGTACTATTTATAGATGGTAACACATAATCTATGAAACATGGCAAAGAGTAAGGTAAAGTCTTCCCACGCTGATTTGTTTATTGCAAAGCCTAAGAAAAACAGAAAAGGTGTACATGCAAAAACAAAACAGAGCTGTAACAAAGGTGCTGACAACTATGTCAAACCCTACGGCGGACAAGGAAGATAAAGTTTTAAAAAAGTTACGTTAGGTTGTTGGCTATTTGAAAAATTTTTTGGATAGTTAAGTATATTTAATTTTTTAACCACAAAAGAATAGTTATGCTATTTATTACAACCACTTTTGGCATCACAACTGCCGTCCTTGCTTACTTGTTTTTCGACACCCGCAAACAGCTGGCCGATTACAAGGCAAAGTACTACACTGTACTTGATTACTCTGAGAGAATGTCTAAGCGCACTTTGGAGCTTGATATACAGAACGCGTCTTTGCAGTCTAAGATTTACACTCTCGAGAAATCTCTTTTAGAGTTTAAAGAAGCTACTAAGCAGGCATCGACGCCAGCACCTGCTGCTAAAAAACCAGCGAAAAACAAAAAATAAAAGCGTATGGGATGCTTTGAGAGTTTAGTTAAATCCAACTTTCTGGCAAATGCACTTAGTGAACTAAGCCTGGCTCGCACTACACTTAAAGCTGCGGACCAGGCTTGGTCCTTTCCGTATTTATCCTCGAGTAGGTCCATACAAAGGCGAGCGTATAATTACTATATACACGACTTTGACCTACTTAAAGAGCTAAGCAATACGTATGAAAGTACTACTGATGATCACGATATGCTCTACTATGTTAGGATCGATAATGTCTCCTATGTTTACAGTAGGAGTAGGTCTCAGATATCAGACGCAGTGCAGTACACCTACAACATATTTGGTGAGATACCGGTTTACAGAGGCAGACACAAAGTGAATGGTTATGTCGTGCACACTGCTTTGTTTGATGGTGGGTTTACATTCACACCATACTCTGCAAATTAATTATTTGCATATTTAATCTAAAATCATTATAGTTACTTTATGAAATCATTAGATTGTAGATTGTGTGGCGCATTAGTCACCAACGTCAGTGACGAAGCTGTTTCAGTTACTTGCTGGGATTGTATCAGTGAGGCACTGCGAGCAGAAGCAGGTCCGCGTAAACAAACTCGATCAGCCGCAGAAGGTTATCCTAAAGGTTGGAGATTTATGAAAGAGTTTGTACACGCAAATGGTACCGTTTACCACAAAGGTGTTGAGCAACCTGACCTTAAAGGAACGTTAGAAGCAACACAGATTATTGCCAAGCCTAAAAAGACAAAAATACAGAAGGCTGAGGAGAAGGCTGCTTTGCTTGTGGAGTATAATGATCTTAAAAAGCAGCTTAAAAAAGAAACAAGAAAGACTGTGATCAAGCGTCTACAGTCCAGACTTAAAAAGTTACAGAAACAAATATAATATGAATTTTACAGTAGAGCAGTTACAAGAGAACTACGCAAAGTTTTTATCGTATATCGATACTTACATCACCGGAGAAAGGGGTGAACAACTTAAAAAACTATACACTGATCACGCTGAGCGGATCATGTTAATGCCTGCATCAAGTGTAGATCATCACCACAACACATTCCCAGGAGGCTATGTTGATCACGTTATGAGGGTTGTGGATTGTGCTTTGAAACTTAAAGAGTTGTGGAGCAGTATGGGTGCCTATATTAACTACACTGATGAGGAGTTAGTGTTTGCAGCGTTAAATCACGATCTTGGTAAAATAGGTACAGAGGAGGCTGAGCAGTATCAGATTAACGATTCCGAATGGCATAGAAAAAACCAAGGTAAACTTTACAAATACAATCCTGTTAATCCGTTTATGATGGTGCCGGATCGTAGTTTGTTTCTACTTCAGCAAAGGGGTATTAAGGTTAGTTTTAACGAGTACTTAGGTATTAAAGTGCACGATGGATTGTATGAAGATGGAAATAAACCTTATTTTGTAGCACATTCCAAAGAGTCTAAACTACGTTGTAATTTACCAATACTATTACATCATGCCGATCACATGGCTGCTCGTATTGAGTTTGAAATGTGGGATCGTAGTGAAGGGTCACAAGGTAAAGAACCTATAAAGGAAAAGCGTAAGCCATCAGTTCCACAGAACCTTCCAGAAGGTGAAAAGGAAGCTTTAATGGATGTATTCAACACGTTATTCAAATAATATGATTACAGTTTTAATTATACTTGTTGTTTTTCTCGCAATTTCTGTGGGAGTTCTGGGTTATTTGGTGTATGTTAATTACACAAAGGCTGAGCGAATTGCTCGTTACTGCGAAGCGTATGTTCAGTTTATATCAGCCTTGTATATACAATTTTATCAAACGAGAGAGCATATGAAGAGTATTGACCGGTTAGGAGCATTTCAAGCTGATGACGAGGTTGGTGTTATTTTCAAAGAGCTTGATCAATCAATCGACGATTTACATGAGTTTATCACCAAGTATGTCAACACAGCAGACGACAGCAAAGAAGAAGAGAAAACCAAAAACTAAGCGCCTTTATTTTGGCCCTGAGGTTGATCTAAGCATTATTAAGTATAATGCTACTGAGGACTATCAGCAGAAAAGTATCATCTATCAAAAAGAGATAAAACCTGCTTTTGAAAAGTTGGTGGAAAACATTATTCACACGTTTAAATTCTACTACACAGACGGTCAAACTTTAAAACAAGTGCAACATGAGGTTGTAAGTTTTTTGGTGGAAAAATTACCACGGTTTGATAAAGAGTGTGGAAAGGCATTTAGTTACTTTAGTATTGTTGCTAAAAACTATTGCATACTTAAAAACAAAAACAACTATAAAAAACTTACATCACACGAAAGTATAGATCTCTCTGATGATTTGGAGCTTGAGTATACTGAGGATGTTGAGGAGCAGGAAATAGCTCTTGCAAAGTTTGTTGATCAATATGTTGATTATTGGGATGCTAATCTTGAATCAATCTTCTCAAAAAAAGGTGATCGTGAGCTCGCAGGTGCAATTGTAGAGCTGTTTCGCAAACGTGAAAAGATTGACATATTCAACAAGAAAGCTCTATACATTTACATTAGAGAAATGACCAACACAAGCACCCAGCAAATAACAAAAATGGTCAAAATAATGAAGGATAAATATCGTGTAATGTATATGGACTATCTCAAACACGGTTACCTTAAAACAGACAAACTTTACTGATGCTTGTTGTTTTTTCCAAAGAAAAAATCCAAGCTTTCTTGGAGCAAGAAATAAAATGTTGGGAGCAAGTTGGTGGTGGTCCAAACGTAGATGCGTTTTCGTTTGATCCTAAGACTACAGATCCAAAACTACTCAAAGAATTAGGTTATTACGACAATCGTGAGTCTTGGATCGCAGGAGCAAGAATAAGGGATATACGAGCGTTTATTGAAGAATTAGACGCATTACCAATGTACACAGGAAAGTCTCCAAGGTAGTTTTTATTCAACCGCTATTTATATAAAAGCGTGTATATTATGGATAAGGACAGTTTACTATTTGACGACAAATCATTCAGCGATTTGTTAAGAGATGTCTATCAAAACACAAAGAAAAAAGAAAATCAAATTAACGGTTTAATTGATCAACTCAAGCCACTAATACGAACTATGACGGATGCTTCTTTAATGGTGCCTCTAATAAAAGAGTACCTTGAGATCTCCGTTAAAAACGATGACAATCTAGTTAGATTGACTGGTATAATTCAACGTCTGTTAGTAACAAGCAGCAAAGAGAATGCTGGTAGTGGTGAGCTTGGTTTATCGGATGCTGAGAGAAAGCAGTTACTTACTGAAGCACAATCCATATTAGACGAATCCAAGTAATGAGTAGTTTTTTCACAGGCTTATCGGAATACCTACAACAATCCACACCTACTGGTGATTTGGATAAGTTGCAACAGTATAAAACCTTCCCAGGTCACGTACTTGCTGTGTGTATGGGTGAGGGCAGTCCAATGTATGAGACTGGTCGTGACATTGGTAAAATTAAATTCAGAGACCTTGCAAGAGAATATAACAAGGATGAGGATCTATGCACTAAAGTAGCATACCCACTTGACCGTTCAATAGCAAGATACCCATACCCTGGTGAAGAGGTTATTATATACAGAGCGTTTGGAGAAGTAACATCACCAAATGCTTTAACGCTATCCAACATATTTTACTATACGTTTGTTGTTAGTACACACCACAACGTCACATACAACCAAAATCCATTTATTGGAACCGATTCCTTACACGTAAACTCTGCAAACCCGTTCATTTCTTACGATGTTGCCAAGAGACGGTTCGAAAAGGTTACAAAAGATCTTAATAGTGTGAGAGATGGTGCAAACAAAACAAAAATATATAAACAGCTTAGACCACAAGAGGGGGACTTTGTTTTACAGGGGCGTTTTGGTCAAAGTATACGCATGGGATCAACCTCAGCAGTAGATACAAATAACGAGTGGAATGGTGATGGTAAACCTGGGGTAGCTGGTGATGGTATTATGGTTCTACGAGTTGATCGTGACAATACAATAACCGAAAAGGACATGTATACAAGTGGTTTAGCTGATACTGACGATGCTGCTATTTATTTGTGTACATCTCAAAATATACCACTACTACTTGCTTGTACAAAAGAAATGAAAAGTTGGGGTGCAAGCTATGGATTGGTTGACAATGCTGCTGATCAGGTTGGTGGTGCATTAACAACAAATCAAGACACATCGCAGTTATGGCAAAAAGTTGTAGATTCAACTAAACCAATCGACACTGTTTATCAATCGGTAGGTGGTTCATCACAACAAGTAATACAACCAAATCAAGCACCAACAACAAACCTATAATGAGTTATACAACACCACCAACACTATCATACGGTCTCCAACAAGAGTTGGACAGCTTAGCTAAGCTAATTGCTAGAGATTATTCTACAATAGCCCAAAACATGTTTGCAGCTGCGTTGCAGGGTGCTGGAACTGCTCCTAAGGTCAGTCTTCCACCACTAGTGCAGTTAGTCGATAGAATAATCACACCTACAATACATCAGTGGGAAGGTTTGTATGTTGATCACCCAAACGATTCTGGAGGTGCTACGTGTAGAGGTGTAATTGTCACAACATTCACACAAACCTTCGATAAAATCTTCATAAGCTACGGAACGCAGGATGTTAAAAACGCAGTACGCAGCTTTAACCAAAGAAGACCTACATGGAAGTCTGATCTTGTTTTAGCGAAGCAGGTACTATATGGTTTAGCTAAAAACGAAAAGGTTGCTGGATTGTGGATTGTTAAGTTTCTATGTGATCCAAGTTGTAGATATCCTATAGCCGTAATGGCAGAAGATCCGTTTCTAGGATTTTTTCTTGCTGAGTGTTGTTGGGGGAGTGGCGCTGGTTGCTACACAACCAACGGATTTGACACTGTTGCACGTCAGTATGGATGGAATGGTTCAACATCTCAGTGGGTAAGTTTTATAGCAGGACTTGGTAAAAGGACACCTGAGTTTGCATCTAAACTTGTAGAAAAAAGACTGCAGTTTATACTCAACATCAGCAAACCTGAATCTAAAAATAGTGTGTTTCGTAAAGGGTGGTTGAGACGTTTAGTAAACGATTCTAAAAACTCTGACATATCGATGATGGTAAAGATCAACGAACTGTTTAACCTTAATACAGAGGGAGCTTTTAACCTGTCACAAGCTGAGTTGGCACATTTAAAAGTCAAAGCCGAATCCTATAAATCATTTAGTATAAACGTACCTTCATAATGCCTTTAATAACGTACGATCAAATAAAGCAGTCACTTGAAAGTGGTGGTGGATTGAATGTAAATCCAACCGGTCAAGGATTTGTAGATGGTCAGCTAACTGGCGCTGTTGATGTTCAAATACCACAACTACCAAAAATAAATTTTCCTATGGAAGATTTGAGTTATGGTAATTCGCTACAAGGAACTAAACAAGACTTAAACAAACTACTCAGCTTAAAAAACGGCAAAGGCGGTAAAATAAACAACTTTGGTGGCAGCCAAATAATAATTAATTCAGACCGCATAATAGTTAACAGTAGAGTAGATTATCTAATGTTGTTTGGTCAGTCTGGTGTAGCAATTGCATCACCGGGAAATGTGAATATTGATGCTGATGAGAGTGTTACTTTGTATGGTGAGGATGGTGTGTTTTTAGGAGTGCCTGGGAGAGGTAATGCAAAGGGAAACTTGATAGAGCCTATAACAAAGGCTCAGCCAACAGTTGATAGTAACTATGAACCACTTGTATTAGGTGCTAAATTAGCAAACTTAATTGAGGATTTGTTGGTGACACTTAAAAATGCCACTATATTAACACCGGTTGGTAAAGGATACTTTAGAGAAGATGTAATGCACGATCTGGCATCATTACAATCAAGACTACCGGAAATACTTAGCACATACGCATATGTCGATGGTATCAGTCACGAATCTGTTGACCCTGCACCAGCACCATTAAAACAAATAACAGTACCACCAACATCAATAACCGGAAATGTTGCTGGTAATCTTTCAGGAGTGGTGCAAACTGTGAACTTAGATGCACCCACTGTACCAGTAGCTGGTGCCGTGTCATCACAACCAGATTTCTTCACATCAGGCAGCATTCCTAACAGTACAATTTAACATGGCAGACGCAACAAACAATTATGTGCAGGTTAATGGAGCGATTGTACTTACTGAAGTACAAAAATCGTTTAATGCACTTGCACAAGCACTTAACGACGACAAAGGGGTTTCAATAAACATTCAGCAAAGTTACATGTCAAAGTATGATGTTGCTGATGAGCTTAGAGTTAGGGTCAAGAGTACCGCAAAAGTACCATCCAACATTACACCTTCTCTTGATCCCAACAAGACCATGGAAATTATCATTGCTGAGGGTAATTACACTGCACTTGAAAATTATCTAAACACACTCAAGGCGTCAGATTACGAACCACCACTACCAGCACCCTTTGAGTCAGCAGCAAGAGTTCAAACCTATAACATACCATCATCACTGCAAACAGATCCTAGACGAACTGGGCGATTGGTGATACCTAATCTAGTAGAGGTGTTGAAGGCGCCAGGAATACAAAGATGGATATTGAATAATGGTGTGTTGTATGGTTTCTTACTATACTCCGATTATGGTCTATACTACGCCGGTTTACAAGCAATACAAAACAAGCTTGCACAGGCATCTGATAAGCAGCTTGAGTTGCAAAACATTGTTACACGCTTTGTTAAAGATGCAAAAGCTCTGTCACAATTATCAACAACAGCTCAAAGAGTTCTTCAAGCCAAACCACCAGCGTTAGAGGGAGAAGCAACAACTTAAAGTAATACCATGCCATATAACTTTGAGGGAACTTTTGTACAACCGCTACTCACAAAACTTGATAACGGTCTTATCGGTGGTGCTGATGATTGGGCAGATGCTATTACAACCGGTTATGTAACAACAATTAAAGCCGGTTTACCACAAGGCGTGCCAGTAACACTCCCAGCACCCGGTTTAAATCCAACAGCCCCACCAGCATTTGCTATTGGTGCAGCAGGATTCAACACGGCAGACTCTCGTAGTAAGGTTATGTATAACATAGTTAGAGCTTATTTTTTAGCAAAGGAAATAACTTTAGACAAGGGATCAATAGAAAGTTTAGTCACAACTATAAAACAACTTGTAGCCAAAATAAAAGCAAGATATCAACAGGTAAAAGCGTTAATAGAACAAATTACACTCATTACAAAAGAGCTTGCAGCACTACCACAACTTATAGCAGAAATTATTGAAGACCTTCGCGATTTTATTAAGGATGAAGTTGAAAACGTAAAGCTTATTTTTAACTCACTGCAGGAGTATGAGGTGATATTAGGTCCAGAACAGTATCGTGTTGTGTTTGCGTCTGAGCTTAGGTTGATAACCACCATTCAAAACTTTGACATTAAAAGTGTGTCTGGTATCCGTGACATATCGCTATTTGTAGCCCAGTACACCGAGGAAGCTAAACGGCAAAGGACTGCTAATTCCGATACCGATCTAATGAAGCGTTATGTGAGACAGCGATTGTTTGGGATTGCAAAATTATTTTTAACCTTTGCTGAAGGTATTGTAGATCCTACACGATTAGTTGGATTTCTTTCGGCAATTGCTTCTGGTAGAGAAAAGGTGAGGCGATTACTTGCCAAGGTAACTCGTTTTGATTTTTTTATTCGGTATGTGCGTCCACAACTTAGAAAACTAGAAGCTAAAAAAACACAAATACTTAACAGAATCAAAACCGAACTAAGGCCAAAAATAAATCAACTTAAAGTAAAACTTGCCGATAAAACTAAAGAGCTTAGTAATAAGCTTAAAATAAATAAGGCTGTTGAATTGTATGGTAAAGCGAGTAAGAATGTTAACGATCTTAAAAAAAAGAATGAGCAAAAAATTAAAAAGGTTAAAAAATACATTGCACTCGGTGTAAAGGGTGTAAACGCATCTGCTAATCTGGTTGGCAAAACAATAACCTTTGTGGACGGAGTAAAAACCGAATTCACAAACCTAACAAAAGACATACAACAGCTACAAAAAAATGTTAATGCTTCTGTGAGTCAGCTTAGAGGTATTGTACCATCACCACCAACAGCACCATCCATTCCCTCCCTACCATCAGGACCTTTGCAGCTGGCAAATACAAACTTTATACAACAGCAAATAGCAAAGCAAAAAAGATACTTTATCACTGCGGGTCTTGGGGAGTTTGGAGAATTGGGTGCTCTTGTGATTTTACAGACTAAGTGTGATTTTCAAACATTCAAGCAATTGTTTGAAAGACGTTCTGATAGAATTAAAGCTTATGCGTTACAAATAGCCGATATTGAAAGATCGTTTGACGAGCTATCAGAAATAGCTGCTGAGTTGCGTACCGGTAAACCACAACAAAAAAAGAGACGTGAAAAATCTGTCGCTACTTATGTGTTAAATACTAGAATGAAGTCGTTAAAGGATTTGCTGTCGTTTGTTGTCACACGATTAAGACCTAAAATTGCAAAAATTGAACAGTGGATCAAGGACAGAGTTGATGAAGCAAAAGCATATCTTACTAAGGTGTTGGTAAAATTCAAAGACGATCTTACAATCTTTGCCGCAAACCTTATACCACTTAAAAGCGATGTTCAAGATATAAAGGATAAGGCTGCGGTTGCACAGGATAAAATTAATAAAGCTAAGGACAAAATAGCACAACTTAAAAAACTAATTAAATTAGCCACACACATAGCAAGACTTACAGTTGGTGCTTCTGGACTTGGAATAAATCTAGCTGGTGGGAAGTTTAAGTTTACTGAGAATGAATCTAATATAGACAATATTCTAGAGGGTTGGTTTGGATATAGAATGGAAGGTCAAACACAATCTGTACAAGCGGGATTAATGATTCAGAAGCAAGCGTATAGAAGTGACTTTGAGGGTTTACTTATTATTGAGTTGCTTATCACAGGTTTGGTGGAAACGTTTAAAGACATAAAAAACAGCGAGTTTGTAAACGACTTGAAAAACTTTGCTGCAAACGCAAAACAAAACATACCAGGTAGGCGTTCGGCTGATGCGTTGATTGGATTCATGTCTCAGCCACCAGTTAATCCATTACAGTGGAAATCGGTAGCTGAGAGTTTAAGTTTGGGTGTATTGGATGACATATCAACACAAACACAGCTTCTGCACTTGGAGAGAAAATATTTGGTACGTAGTAGAGAAGCGATAAAAAAGTTGTGTAGTATTAAACGTCTTCAAGGAACTAAAGTTGGTAAAAAACTAGTAAAAATAAAAACCTATCTGGATAAAAACCAATCGTTCATATTACCAGCGTTGAAGCTACTAGCAGTTGAATTAAAACGCTTTTTTGTTTTTGTGTATGAGAAGGTAATAAAAAGAGCACTTGAACCAATTAAACGTATTATACAACGTCAAAAGGAGCGTTTAAAAGCGAGAGTTCAATTGGAACTAGATAAAATAAAAGAAAAAGCTGTAAATATTGATGCGCCTATAATGAGTTTCACTATGGCGTTGGCAGCTCGGATTTTTTGGACTGGTGCCACTTGGCAAGGACCAACAGGTTCCACACACTTAGTGTTAAACATTGGTGAGTTTAAACCAATAAAAGCTAAATCAACCGATGGTGCATCAGCAATGATACGAGAAATGGCTGAGGGGTTTGAGTTGCAATTGCAAACTATGTTTGGATTAATAACACCACCAGCAAATACTGGTATACCACCAATACCATTTAACGGCTACAAATAAAGAATTCAACTATTTATATTAAAAAGGTATGAAGCAGTCTGAGTTTTTCAATGCGCTACGTAAAGTAATTCGGGAGGAGGTTAGATCTATTGTTAAAGAGGAAATAACATCAGCTCTTAAATCAACTTTAGTAGAGGCAAAGACAGTTAAACCACAAGTCCCAGTACAAAAGGTTAAACCAAAAATAGCAGCTCCACAACCAAAATCTAAACCATCCTTTGATGGACCTTTGGCTAGTGTGCTAAAAGAAACTTACGAGCATATGTTAGCTAACCCACAAGCAGAGGCGGACGATGAGTGGCCAGATCTTGGTGGAAAAATAATGCAAAGTGATGACGCATTAGGTTTTGGAATGCTGGCTGGAGGAGCTTCACAACAAGCACCACCAGTACAACCAGCAGCAGTATCGCACACATTCTCAGGCGATCCAACAGCCGGACTAATGAAGGATTATTCCAGCTTAATGAAAAAGGCTGATAGTATTGCTCAAGGCTTTAGATAATGGCAATAGAGGTTAGAATACATCCACTAGACTTTGAACCTGATGTAGCGATCGGGATTGATCTTCCTATGATGAAGGGTGTTGGTGCATCGTTTCAACAAACCTACACAACTTTAGACCAAGCAGTAGCAAATGCAAAAAATCTAATACTAACAAACAAAGGTGAAAGAGTAATGTTACCTGAGTTTGGTTGCGATTTGCGTAGAGTTGTTTTTGAAAACATAACACAAGACTTGACTGAGCAAATAGACACCGTTATCAGAGAAAGTTTTAGTTATTGGTTACCGTACATATTTATTAATGACCTGCGTGTTTCTGCTATGGAGGATCAAAATAAAGTTTTCATTAACCTTACCATAAGTTTGGAAGGAAATAAATTCGATACAAGATCTGTTCAACTAGAAATACAAACAGCAGCTGCTTAATATGGCCGATATATCTAAAATAACCTCAAAGGATGTAAGATACTTAGGTAGAGATTTTGACTCCCTAAAGAAAGGTCTCATCGACTTTGCAAAAATCTACTATCCCAATACATACAACGACTTTAACGAGTCTGATCCTGGTATGATGTTTATTGAGATGGCTGCCTATGTTGGCGA